TTGGTCGCTGAAGTTGGGGTATTGGGAGATAAGGTTACAGACACAAATCTGTTAAATAAAGTCAAGGAGGTATTATCATGGAAGTAATGGCTATGCCTAGCAAAGAAGTTTTGATTTTTACAAAGAAAATCCGCCACTGGATTGTCGGTGATAAAACTATTTCAGAAAAGAAACAATTTATTTTCCGTGAGGATACTCCTCCTGAAATTTTAAAACTTTATCAAGATATAAAACCAAAACTTGAATTTGCTTATTAACAATAAAAAGCACTTAGAGAAATCTAAGTGCTTTTTTCG